GTTAGATGCAGAGCTGGATAGAGTGAGGGACTATTATTCGAGGTTATCAGTATTATTTCTATACTTTGGCATCAAGACTAGTGAACACAAGAACATAACATCAGACAGTATGATAGAGTTCAATTCAGTTTTCTTATCCAAGGACTCATTAGGCTCAACAGACATCAAATTTATTTACTCTCTCATAGAACCAGGCACAACAGGCAATTTCTTGTTTGATATGTCTAACTCGCTCAACACCTATTACAATGCTCTTGGCACCAACTGCTCCTACAATAGTGCTGTGGCTATTGCTAATATGAATTATCTAAGGTTATGCAGACAATGGAGAATCAGACCTGATGTGACTGGTTTGCCAAGCGACAAGTCTTTACAAATGGGCATCATACCTTCATACAAAATCAAGACTGAAGAGACAGGATTGGTCTATCTTGAGAGTGAATCAACCCTAAGATTCAAGACTAGAGATCTATTCAAACCAAAGGAAGACTACTTGTCAGACTTCTTAGCATTACAGGAAAAGCTAGTGATAACGAATATAGCAGGCACCAGAGCAAAACAGAACTATAGAAGTATTATAGCTTATCCGACAACAGATAAGATAACTGTAATGTCCCCTTTCTTCACTTACTCCAACTCAATAGGTGAAACTTATTCCAGATATGCAAGAGAAACATTCAAGAATCCTAATCATCCCATGCTAATAAGGCATCCAGCTTATGAGAAGACATACTATCATCAAATAGAAGAGTTCAATCCTCCGAACAAAACCCTTCAAATGATAACAATAAGGAAAAGTATGGCTCAGAAGACTGACTATCTCTCTCTTGCTGTTAGTTACTATCCTAGACAGGACTACATTTCTTCTGACTCAACAGAAGAGGAATTGCTGTTACACTTCATGAGAAATCTTCCTAGATTCAACATGGAGTCAGACATGTTCGGGGTGAAGACAGCTTCACTTCTGGAGAAGATGGATGCTATAGAGTCGAAATTAGATGAGATAACTCAACCCAACTTTAGATGCTCAAGAATATTGTACAATACGAAAGGTGAACAGCTAACATTTTCTAGACTAGTTGTTTACCCACCCCATTCAGATCTTCTAATGCCAGTGGTACTTGAATCTTTTAGTTTGTCTCCTGAGTTATTATGGTCTAATGATGACTTCATAGGATCTAGTTTGACATCAATCCATTGCCTCCATGTGACAGAAGACATGCAGGTGACTCAGGTGCCATTAGCAAGGGGGAAGAGATGCATGGACTACAAGAAAGAAAGAAGAAACATACCAATACCCAACAAAGAGATGATCAAT